CAGGATATTGGAGTTGCAGATTATGGTCATCTAAGCCAGTGAGTCAGATATTAAAAGGAAAATAAAATGCCATATACTCATAAAAAGGTAGGAGATCAATATTGTGTGTATAAAAAAGACACAGGAAAGAAGGTGGGATGTACTGATGGCAATAAAGAAGCTCTACGTAAATATTTAGCGGCATTACATATAAACGATTCATTACGGGAGTATATCAGAAAAGAAATTATTAATTTTAAGAAGAAAAAATAAATGACACAGCCAAGACAACCAAAGGAGCTTTCATCAGCCGTTGTTGATATGCTTAACAATAGACTAAAAGACGAGTACGCAGCTCACTTCTTTTATCGCAATGCTGCCAATTGGTGTGATGATGCCAACTACAAAAAGGCAACAGCCTTTTTTAAGCAAGAAGCTGCAAATGAACTAGAGCATGCGGAAAAGCTTCAGAAGTATATTGTAAGCTGGAACGTAATTCCTACATTACCATCTGTGAAACCAACGATAGCTTTTACGGACTTGGTTGATATCATAAATAAAGCGTATGTACTTGAGTATGATCTATTCACAAAGTACAACACAGACTCAGTTAATATAATGTCACAAGATATAACTACCTTTGACTTTTTGAGAGAGCTTAGGGAGGGTCAGTATGAGTCGGTTGTTGAGTACTCCGATTTGCTTAATGCATTGCAGCTCATCGACAGTAGTGATAAGTATCAGCTGCTTTATTTCGAGCAGACTTACTTTTGATGAACACACCTTTAAAATATATGCTCACAAACATAGTTTTATTCTATGAGGAGAAGGGCTATAAAATGAAACCATATCCAAAAGTAACATTAAAGGAAGACCATGAAAACGCACAAAACCCTCTTGGAGATACTGCATACTACGAACCGGCGTCTAACACAGTGGTACTACACGTTGCAGGCCGGCATATTAAAGACATACTCAGATCTTTTTCCCATGAGCTTGTGCATAGACATCAGTTTAATACTGGTATACCTGGCTATTCAAAAGTAACATACCAAGAAGGCGAGAAGGTAAAAGACCATCCAGTAATAATGAAGATGGAAAAGGAAGCCTATCTGAAAGGTAATATGATGTTTAGGGAATGGGAAGAGGAGTTGAAGTTTAATCCCATGAATGAGGATTTACGAGATTGGTTAAAGCAAAAGTGGGTAAGAGTAACGACTTCGGGAAAAGTAGCAGGACCCTGCGGTACATCAAAAAATAAAAAGAATCCAGACAGATGCTTGCCAGCATCTAAAGCTAGATCGCTAACAAAAGGTCAGAGAGCGGCAACAGCGCAGAAGAAGCGAAAAGCAGGATCTAAAGGTAAGACCTACGTATCAAACACAAAAAAGGCAAAAGTATCAGCATAATGATAAAACTCATAGACATATTGAATGAGGCTTTTGCTGACAAGTACGGCAAAGACAAATACGTAGAATTGGGTACTAAGGACATTCGCGATTTTGCTGATAGCATTTATGATTTAATTGCAACAGCATACAGAGATAGTGGAGGGCATTTCGAATTCCAATCAGGGCAGGATGTAATCAATTCTGACTTGAATTACTGGATAGCAACAGATATCGACCAAGATCCAGATGCTGATATAACTATTGGAGGTAAAAGAACTAATTACGGAACAAAGGTAACGACAATGGGACAAGATGGTGAGAGATTATCCAAAAAGTCAACTATTACTAAGCTAGTCGATATGATGAAAACAAGAGGCTTCTATGCTGAAATGGATGAAGATTTGGCAAACAAATTAGGTTTAAGTATCATAACAGACGAAGATCTAATAAGGAAAGTGGTGTCAGGCAAAGAACTTGAGTTTACCGGTAATGGTAGGTTTAAAAGAAGCATCTCAGCAGCAGGTAAAGTAAAGGAAAAAGTACTAGTGGGAATCCCAAAAGTGTAATATTTATAATAAAAGACATGATAAAGTTAAAAAGCATCCTATTTGAAGAACAAGACCCGTTTGTAGTGGCAATGCCATACTTCAAAGAATTTTATAGCATTCATGGCTATACTCTTAATTTTAACTACTTAGGCCTAAAAGACGAGGAGATGGTATTTGCAGCAGATCTAAAGGACCTGGGGCAGTTAAGTCTAATTGTAACAGAGGCCCAGGTGATTGCCAGAGTAACACCCAAGAAAGCGTTATTCGGAGTAACTTATTTACTAAACGGTTTGGAGAAGTTAGACGCAACAATCTGCAGAATGAAGCAGAAAGACGGACAGATCGTAGCAGAGATGTTCGACGATAAGAAATTTGAGAATAACGAAACCAAATTTTTGAATCTAATCAAAAACAAGTAATGAAACTTAGACAGCTGCTAAACGAAGTAGAAGCGAAGGGATGCCCTTTACCAACTCAGAACATTGAGCTTAATCTGGAAAACAGACAAAAGGCCATTGAGAAATATGGGTACGGACCACTCAATCCAAACGAACCTAATGAGAAATTCTGGGATAAGAAAAAGGAAATGTGGCAGCTGGATTCTGTTGAGGATGCAAAAAAATCACTATGTGGCAACTGTGCAGCATTTGACATAACCACTAAAACTCTAGACTGTATTGCAAAAGGTATTGGTGATGATGAAGGTACAGAAGATCCATTCGATGTGATTAACGCAGGGAAACTAGGATACTGCAGATTTCTCAAATTCAAGTGTGCAGCCAAACGTACCTGTGATGCATGGGTAGTTGGAGGACCACTTACTGACGATAAGACAGAGGAATAATGTTCCACATACTAGAGTACAATATAACAGATACTCCGTACATAAGCACACCTGTCGATGACAGCCTGTTTAAGATGAAGCACGTACCTGAGTTCTTCGATCGCTTTGGATACGAGCTCACCTATATTGAATCAGAAATACACAAAGCAAACAAAGTAGACGGCCATGTGCTGGTACCAGGATCACCAACCGATGCTGCAGCATGTATACAAGATTGGATCATTCAGATATATGAGCATCCAAACCTATATCTCGATCATGCGCACGTAAACGTAAGATATGCATATAATGGTGCTCTCAGAGAGCAGATCGAGTATCATGCTAAGAAAAACCCCAGACTCTACAAGCTACTGAATATACAGCCAAAGTATATGGCTGATTTCTGTCTTGATTATATTGTAGATGGGCGTGTTGTTGAGTTGATACACATAGAGCATGATTTACAAGATTATGACCAATACATGGGACATCTGGAGTTGATGGAAACATTAATAACAACAACCGATTGGGTAAAAGCATACAACGATCTAGAGCACTACTTTAACGAAGAATACACAACAGACGAGTACGCTCAAGCAAAAACAAAAGCAGCCTATTACGGTTTAGATAAATTAGATTATTTACATGAACCAAAAATGCTATCTTATAAAAAGGTGTTTTAATTAAAAACAAAGATACTTATATATAAATAAATAACCATGACTTTACAGAATTTATACATCAAAGTTAAAAAGAACAAGATTACTAAACAACGATTCTTGGCTGAGGCAAGAAGGCATGCAGTAGCGGGTAGGTTAGTTACATCGCTTAACAGCTTTGAAGATACCGTCAGAATCTTGAAAAACAACGGCCTTATTTCAGAGGTTAAGGGTGTAAGCAAACAACGAAACGAAAATAAGTTTGACTTAAACAGATATTTGCGCGAGATTGAAGATGAAGAGACAGAGGAGACTGCACCTGAGGAAGAGGAAGCTCCAGAAGAAGAGACCGAAGATGCTCCTGAGGAGGCTCCTGAAGAAGCTCCTGAAGAGGAAGAAGCTCCTGAAGAAGAGGCACCTGAGGAGGAGGAAACAGGACCATCTCCAGAGCTAGGCAATCTAACATCCAAGTATTTAGACAATCTTAGAAAGATTGAAGGATATGATGAAATGGATAGCGCAGTGATGTATCTTGAGCAGATTATAGAAGCATTACCATATGGTAAGTCTGGCAAAATCTCCTTACTGAATACAATTCGTTCTAAATACATGTCATAAGATGGGTGCACAACTAACACCAATAATGTCTAATATCCTATTTGAACGGAAGATAGCTGCGATCATGCATGAGTTCATGTCAGCACCTGCGTCTTTGCGTGAAGAGGATGGTGCAGAGAATCTAACGCCAGAAGAGCAAAAGGCGATGGATCAGCTTATAGGTACGTTTGCACAGGAGCTTAAAAAGGCAGCATCACAAGTCAAGACTACAGCAAAGGATACTGAGGAGGTTGAGGATATCAAAGCTGAGTACCCAGAACTAGAAAAGCTGGATGATAAGGTAAACGAAGTAGCAATATCAGGCACGTTGATTGCAGGCATGGTAGCAGCAATACCAGCCTTATTAAAGATATTCAGCCTAATGTCCGCTGGTGTTGGTAAGGGGTTAGGAGCGCTAGGCTTTAGAAAGGGTGAACAAAAGGCGATACAGTTTGCAAAAACACTGGCACACCGTTCACATAAACTGCACAAAAGGTATATTGGGGCGATTCAGAAAGGATTGCAGATAATGATTCCAGAATTTAGCTCACTGCCAGCTGACAAGCAGGAGAAGATCGCAGAGATAGCATATATGGTTATTATAATGTATTTAGGATTAAGTGCCGGTCTAGATGCCGCAAACGCATTTAAGCATTTAGACTTTGTGCACGGAACGGCGGAAGGGGCTTTGACCGCAATAAAGGCCGGAGAACTGGGATCGTTTCTTGGAGGAGAAATAGCAGCAATAATAGGTAAAGCATGAAACATATAGTAAAAAGACTTAAAGAAGACAGCGATTATCAAGGATTTTTCTTGAACGCACTGCATAAGCATAACGAAAAGTTCGGCACTAAAGGTATTAGTGATATGAGCGATGAGGAGAAGAAAGAATTTTTTAATTATGTAGATAAGAACTACAAGGGTAAGACTGAGGCTATTAAAGAAGCAAATGGAGCAACTACGGGCACTGTTAGCATTACCTTTGATATTCTCGGAAACCTACCAAGTACAGATTCAGAGTTTATCAAAAAACATATTGCAAAGAAATTGCAAAATATGTTCTCTAGAGAGAAAAATATTAAGTTCGAAGTAGAACGTAAATACGGGGAGCCGCAAATCAACTTACAATAAAGTACATAGGTTATGGCAGAACAGCAAGGTCAGAAGTCCATTAAGGACATGATTAAGGAGGAGCTTATCAAATGTAAGCTCGATCCAGTCTACTTTATGAAGCGATACTGTATGATTCAACACCCTGTGAAGGGACGCATGCCGTTTAAGCTATATCCATATCAGGAAGAGTTGATGAGGAGTTTTGTAGAGTATGATAGGAATATTATATTAAAGTCTCGGCAGTTAGGTATCTCAACACTCAGTGCAGGGTACATTCTATGGTTAATGATCTTCCACGAAGATAAAAACATATTAGTTGTGGCCATTGACCAAGCGACATCAAAGAACCTTGTAACAAAAGTGCATGTGATGTTGGAATATCTACCATCATGGTTGAAGCCAAAAACAACAGAAAGTAATAAATTATCGATTCGACTTACAAACGGATCTCAGGTAAAGGCCGTAGCATCAACAGGCACATCAGGTCGTTCAGAAGCCTTATCACTGCTCATTATCGATGAGGCTGCATTCGTACAAAATGCAGAAGAGTTATGGGCATCTGCACAACAGACCTTGGGTACTGGTGGTAGAGCGATTGTATTAAGTACTCCAAATGGTACGGGTAACTTCTTCCACAAGCTGTGGATGAAAGCTGAATCAGGAGAAGCAGCTAACTTTAAAGCAACCAAATTACCATGGTGGGTACATCCAGACAGAGATCAGGAGTGGAGGGATAGACAAGATGACGAGCTTGGTTTAAGACTGGCAGCGCAGGAGTGTGACTGTTTGTGGGGTACATCAACAGTAACATTATTAGATACGGAGACTGGCGTAGAATTTGAGATTAAATTAGAGGATTTGTATTGGAATTTGCAAGAAGGCGACTATTTATTATAAATAACATTCTTGCGTATGATGAATCAAAGTGATAAAACAAAACAATCTTGGAAAAAAATCAAAGCTAGCCTTATCAACGTTGATATATACTCATTAGAAGCTACAATAATTGAGCTGAGAAAGAACGACCTGCATCTTAGCCTGAAGGGCAAAGCAAAAAATCGAACGCTCATTAAGAATAACCCAAAGCTATATAAGTCAATAATGGAGCATACTAAAGAGTTGGAAGAAGCTTTTAAAGCGCAGAAAGCATATAAAACAAATTACAACTTTAGTCATAGGGTAATGTTTCTTGTCGATAAGGACGTAGACCTAGAATCCCTACGATGTAAGTGTGGCAAAAAATTGACATGGACAACCTATTGCAGACACTGCCCAGACTACAAACGCACTCAATTGGGAAGACCACACACAGAAGAAACCAAGAAAAAGATGCGACTATCTGCTCTTAAATACATAAGCGAGTTGAAGGGTCAAGTCATACCGCGGTATAATAAAGACAGCATTGCGTTAATAGAAAGTTATGGCAAGGAACATGGTTACAGCTTTATGCATGCTGAAAATGGGGGAGAGTATTTTGTGAAGGAGTTGGGCTATTTTCTTGATGGATACGATCCAATTAGAAACGTCGCTGTAGAGGTGGATGAGAGTAGGCACTTTGTCGATGGAGAACTTACAATTAGAGATAAGGAGAGGCAGCGACAAATAGAGGATCTGTTAGGATGTACTTTTATTAGAATGAAGATATGATTGAGTTTTACAAAAATACAAGATACAAAATCAAAACCCCAACCGGGTTTAAAGATTTCGAGGGCATCCGGCGAACAACAAAGGCGGAGGTGCTTGAGATCGCCTTCGAAGATGATACCAAGATCGAGTGCTCTTTGGATCATAGGTTTATCGTTGATGGTGTGGAATTTTTAGGTAGGGATGTTGTGATTGGTCAAGAGCTGGCAACAGGTAAGAGCATTCGCACTATTCTAAAGAAAAGCAACAACGATTTCTTGTACGATTTAGTCGGGGTGGAGGATGATAGTCTATATATAGCAGATGACATAGTGTCGCACAACTGCGATTTCTCCACATCAGGACAGACAGTTGTACATCCAGAAGTACTTACATGGTATCAGCAGACATATGCACAAGAACCTATTGCTAAAAGAGGTTTTGATGGTAATATGTGGGTGTGGGAGAATGCAGATTACAGCAAATCGTATATAGTTACAGCTGACGTTGCACGTGGAGATGGAGGCGACTACTCAGCATTTCACATCATAGATGTTGAAGATTGTAGGCAAGTTGCTGAGTATAAAGGCCAGGTAACTACAAAAGATTATGGCAATCTGCTTGTCGCAGTTGCAACAGAATATAATGATGCACTGCTTGTTGTGGAGAATGCCAACGTAGGTTGGGCAACTTTGCAGACGATTATAGATAGAGGGTATAAGAACCTATACTACACATATAAAGATAACGTATTTGATCCGGAAGCATATCTGCACAAACAGTATGACCTAAGTAGTAGGAAGGACGGAGTAGCAGGCTTTTCGATGACACAAAAGATTAGACCCCTGGCAGTCAGTAAATTAGATTTGTATATGAGGGAAAAAGATTGTATAATAAGATCAAAGAGGCTACTAGATGAGTTACTTGTATTTGTATGGAAAAATAGCAGAGCAGAAGCTCAGCACGGATATAATGATGATTTGGTTATGAGCTGGATGCAAGGTTTGTGGGTAAGAGATACAGCACTAAAGTTAAGACAGTCAGGGATTGATATAACTAAGGTATCGCTTAACAATTTTAGAAATACAAGAACAGAATCACCAATACACTCATCAAATAACTTTGCACCTAATCCATATAAGCTAAATCTAGGTAACGGAAATGAAGAGGATATTTCCTGGCTATTAGGGCGTTAAGGAAATTAATGTTATATTTATAAAAAAAGAGTATGGCGCAACCGGGCGAACAATCTTTGTTTAAAAGATTACGAAAACTTTTCTCAACAGACGTAATTATACGTAATGTCGGAGGAAAGCAATTAAAAGTTATAGATACTGAAAGAGTACAATCAAGCGGTAATATCGAATGGAATAGAAGAGTTGATCGATACAATCGTCTATATACACCGGTACCAGGATACACATCTGACGGCAATGGAATTCAGCTAGTACAGAGAATTGAAGTATTTAGAGATTATGAAGCAATGGATGCTGATAGCATTATCGCATCAGCCCTAGATATTTATGCGGATGAGTGTACAACCAAAAATGAATATGGGGATATTGTTGAAATAAACACAGGCAATGACAAGGTAAAGGAAGTACTGCATAACTTGTTTTATGATATCCTAAATGTGGACTTCAATCTATGGCCATGGGTAAGAAACCTATGCAAATACGGTGACTTTTTCCTAATCCTTAATATTGCCGAAAAGTTCGGTGTTGTTAATGTTGAACCAGCTTCTGC